CTTTACACCTTTTGCTTTTGCAATTCGGTACAGTTCCCGATGCCCAGATAAGGTTCCGTGATCTGTGATAGCCAATGCTGGCATACCAAGTTCAACTGCTCGGTCTATATATTCTTCTGGAGTAGCAACACCATCAAATAATGAATAGTGTGTATGTACGTGTAAGCCTACGTAATTCATCTACTACCAGTCGATGTTGGTAGCAGAAGAAGTTGATGGACCGTCAAAGCCCAAATAGAATGCCTCTTGCTCAGCATATGGAATTTTCTTCAATGCTAGTTCTAGAGGATATGGTTTTACTTCTGCCCAGTCAAAAGGTTCCTTGTCTGGAGCACCTGGAATAATTGTGTAAGATGTTTCAGTTCCCTGACCATTACGCTTTACTTTCCAGAGTACGTTTGAGATGCTTCCTGTTTCAAGAGCATACTCACGAATTGTGTTAAATGCTGACTGCTTGCTAACACCCATTGACCAGATTGCAACATAAGGTGCTTCAATGCCGTCATCTACCAAAACGTTGCAATAGAAACGAAGACGTGCTCTCCAGCCAGCCTTTGGATCCTTGCGGTGCATCTCTTCTGCCCAGTCACGACCTTCTGATTCCATTGTGTCTACAGCCTTACGCTTATAGTCCTTTGGATTTGTGTGTTCTTTAACAACTAGTGCAAGACCACGTTCTGCATTATAGTTTGCAGAGTCTTCATCTAGTTCTTCAATGAAACGAATTTTTACTGATTGACCGTCGGCAAGTTTAAGCCACTTTACCTTTGGTGAGTTTTCATCATACTTTGGCTTGTCGAGCAGGGCATTAATATTTTTGAGTCCCTTTACTACGCTCATGTGTTTCTCCTTTGTTTGTTATATTTATTTTAGCATAGCCGATATAGAATTGTCAAACTGAAACTCAAGTTTTCTGATTGAATCATCATCCATATCACCTATGTCTTTATATTTTTTATCTAGATTAACAATAGTTACCATTGATCCAAGTTTTTCAATTAACTTTTCTGTCATGATAATTCCTGCTTCATCATTATCTGCTATTAGTACAACGTTGTTGAAGTACTTCTCTAATAGTCTGATTTGTGATACAGACACATTAGCACCCAGAGTTGCAACTGCTGGGAAACCTACTTGATCTAATCGTATTGCATCAAATGATGATTCTACGACATATACAATGCTTGATGTTTTAATTCTATTAAGATTGAATAGTATCTTACTTTTTGGAAGACCTGGAGTATTCTTAAACTCTTTACCCTCGATTGTTCTAGCAACAAAGCCCAGGCACATTCCTTCGTGATTATGCATTGGTACTGTAACTGAATCTTGTTTTTCTGAATATCCAAGGCTAAATTTGATCATAGAATCTTTTGTAATCTTACGACCTTCAAAATATCTAATTGCCCTAGGAGATTCTATAGCCTGATTATTTAATCTTTTAATAAGTAGTTCGTCATACTGAACAAAGTCAGGTGGACTATAAAGTGTTTTATTTATTACACTAGTAAGATCTGTCTCTTGACCCTTGCTACGAATATATCGAACTGCCTCAAAGTATGTCCTATTGGATATAGTCATAACAAACTCTTCTAAACTTTTGGTTACTTGACATCCAAAACAAAAGAACCTACCATGCTCTTTAGATATTTCTCCTGCAGGAGTTCTACTATTATTATGATAAGGACAATACACAATTAGTTCATTACCAAACTCAGCCTCAACATCTACGCCAATTCCGTTTAATACTCTTCTAATTTGCTCTTCTGTATATATGTCTGTCATTTTATTTTCCGTCTTCGTAATCTTTGTATCTATAATAACCTTTATCAAAATCTACTTGTACTAAGAAATCACCCATAAAACCATTACGATTCTTTCTAAATACACACTCAATAATATCACTATTGGTAGCACGACCAAGAGCCATTACCCAGTCAGCATCATAAGCAATCTGTCTAGACCATGCTGTTTGACCCAAAGTTGGTGCACTACTAAGATCTTTTACATCATCTGGAGTGGCAGATGAGATGGCAATGATCGGAACTTCTTCACTAATAGCCATAAGTTTAAGTTCTCGTGAAAGGTTTTTCATTCGTACCGTTTCATTATCTGACTTTTGATTTGGACTCATAAGTTGTAGGTAGTCTACAATAACAAAGTCTGGCTTATACTGATCAATCTTTCCACGAATAACGGAGGGTGTAACTTCACCACCATTATCATTTGAAATAATGTGAAACTCTGGTCTGCCTGCAACCTTATTAGCATGCCAATTTTTAAGCATATCAAGTTCTACTTCACCATTGCTTAATTTTCTATGTGACCAAACACCTTCACCCATGATTGCAAAAACACGATTACGAACTTCTGTTTCAGACATTTCAAGAGAAATAATCAATGGAGACTTTCCTTGCTTCCATGCTTGCACTGCAAAATATAAAGCCATCCAAGACTTACCAATTCCAGGGTAAGCAAGAAATACTCCAAGTTGACCTGGCATAATTCCAGAAGGTAGGTAGTTATCAAATCCTGGAAGATTAGTTTTAATTCCAATTTGACCAGTCTCTTTTTGCTTTTGAACATTTTCGTAATATGCAATAGCAGACTCTAAATCTGTAGCATCAATGTCACGTATAGCAGATGTATTCTTTTTTAATTCTGAGGTCTTAGTAATAAGTTCTTCTAATGCTTTTGAACCTTCTCCACCCTGCACTTCTCCTGCTGCAGACCTTAATATATCTTTTAGGCTATCATTTAAATACTCAGTCTGTAATTCTTCAAGATGATGTTTAGTTGCGCCAACACCAGATACTGGCTCAAAATCTCTAAATTTTTCTACAACTAAAGAGGCAGGAGGAACGCTACCATTATTTTCAAAGTACAGCCTAATAAAATTCCAGATATCGTTATGTGTTCTAAGAAGATTTTCTACATTTGCCTGTAGCAAAACATGCATCTGTTTATCTTCGAGTAGTGCAGATATAACCCTTGCTTCTGTATTATTCACTAAGCCACTTCCTCGCCATCGCTCTGCGCTCTTTGCGCTCTTGCAAATCTAACTGATAATCTTTTTTACCGTTGATAATCTTTTCTGCGTTGTATGCAAAATAATTCCAACTTGGTTCTTGTGCAACACTAAAATAATAATCAAGCAATTCATAGCAATTACTAATGCCATAAGATTCTATCAAGGCATCAGAAGCCCATTGCTCTACATTTAAATTCAGAGATGGCTTTTGCTCATACTTTGCTGTATGTAACTTACTGTACCTACTAAGCAAAGCCATGCGGTCTTTGCGTTCAGCCATTATGCCTCTGCAGCCTCTTCCTGTGCTTCTTTAATCTTATCAGTGAGTTTTTCTTCTACAAACTTGTAGACACGCTCAAATGCCTGCTCGGTAGTCTCGCCATCACGCTTGTTATCAATAACACCAAGATCAAGTCTTAGAGATTGAAAGTTTCCAAGGTTTAGCGTATATCCCAGAGTTACATTTACTTTTGTTGAATCGTTTTCCATTACCCCACCCATTTCATAGTTTTAAATACTTTCAGACCAAACAGGAATAAACCTTCCATCTTCAGTCTTCGTATATGTAAGTATACCGTCTCCCATTCGCCTTGTCAACTCCTGGCTTGTAGGCGTACTATTATTTGTTATTAGTCCATCTTTTCTTGGTTGTCCTATATGTATACTTGCAAGTATAGCACGAATCTCTCTAACGTGGTCTTCTGAATAATAAGATCTAATTTGAAATCCAGTCTTACCACCAATACTTGAACCTATTGGTCTTGGAATGACTCCTCGTTTAATTAAACTTGGCATATACTTTCTATGACGATTAATTAATTTAGCAGTCTCAGCAACAGTGTATGCTCGTTGTCTATTTTTTCTAAAGTCAGAACGCAAACATGTTTCTATTCTATCTTTATTAATATTGTAAACAGTTACCATTCCAGTAGAACGTGAACTATGATATAGCCTTACAAGATCACCATTTAAAAACCAAACCTTTTGATTTCCTTTTATTACAGGCTCGTTATTGTACGCTTGGCTCTGGATTTTTCCTTTTGCAGTATCCATCTACCTTGCTCACTTTCTGAAGGAGGGTGAAAAAAAATTCTTGATCCACATAACACACAAAAAATCTCTATATGTTCGGTTGTATTATATTGTCTATCGACAAGCATACGACCTTTGCATTTTTTGCAAAAAATCATTTCCCACCCTTAACTTTAGTTTGGTATGCCAAGAATAATTAAATTAACTGCTAATGATAAATCTCCAGAAGCACCAAACCTAACTATTCCTTCTACTCTAGAAGTTGTAACTGTTTTTAAAATAACATTAACATTTTGTCCAGCAGGTGTGTTTCCAATGTTTACTGGTGTAGCAGTGGCTATTGGTTGGTACTTAAAGTCGCTTGGAAAGTCATATGAGAATGTTTTTTCGTTTCCTGCTGATACTGTTGAGTTGTTTGCTACCTCAACATACCCGCCAATCATACGAGCCTCAGATGTTTTTACGCTTTGTTTTCCTGCGCTTACAGTATCTACCGTTGTGTAGTTGTAGGTTGCTGAAGAAACCTGTGTAGACAGATCATTAATAGTATCAGCCAACTGATAGATGTATGTAACATCTAAGGGTTGTCCTCGTTCTGGTAGCGGTACTTTAGCCATTATCTCTCCATTATATCATTAGATCGTATGCATTGCAGGGTTATAAACCAAAAGGTTTGCAGAATCTCTTGTTATTGGTTCACCCTTTAAGTAAACTTCTACTGTTACTCTATTTGGTGCTTGTGTTTGATCTACACCATTAATATAAAATGTAGTTGGATGAACAAGATTAATAGAATTACCAGAGATTCTTTGAACATAGTTCCAGTCTCCATTTCCTGCAGCCCTGCTCCACTTTACCCAAACATCATAGTCTTTAGCCTGACGAATTACTTGAGTTCCTATTTTAACTGTAACTGTATCCCAAGCAACAGTTGTTATTCCTGAAGAAACAATTGTTATATTTCCAGGAACGTAAATATACTGTGGATCAAGCGTTACTATTGGTGACCAGTGTGAGGTTCTGTTTTTATCTTCAGAAACAATTCTATATCTAATATCATACTTTTCAGTAGTACTATTTATCGTTGGAAGATTATCTTGTTCAACTCTAACTTTTTTAATGGTTTCATTTTCCATTATGTTACCCCAATTGAAAATCTAAATTCAATATAATTACTTGTATTTGGTGACTTAATAATTGTTTCTGCACCGTCAGTTTTAATGACTGAGTATCCTGTTAGACCGTATAAAGGGTTAACTGTTGCTACGTTTTCTAATCTAATAGCATCCAAAGCAATGTAGTAATCTTCAGATGGAACTCCACCATCAATAACACATGCATAAATTTTAACAACTGTTACAGCGTTCCAAGTAAAGTTTGCACTTGTATATAGTTCCTGTAGTTGCTTAGTAACAACAAAATATCTATTTGTTGAAAAGTCTTGAACGTCCTCTGGATTTCCTGATGTTCCATGATTTATTTCTGCTTCAAACCTTGCAAACCCAGTAGGTGTTGATGCATCTGTATCTGCAAAATCTACCAATATTCTAATTGTTTCTGGTATTGCTAAAGAGTCCCCATCTTTATTTACTAAAGAAAATGCTAGTTTTAGTTCATCAGTTGGAGAGTTTCTTGTAAAGTCTACATTTGCTCCAGTTAAGTGGATATGATTTGATCCAGGCTCTATAACAAAGTGATCTGCTGCTGGACCACTCTCTTCATTAATTGTAAGATCTGAGTCATCGCCTTGAATAAAAATTGTATTATTTAAAAATCTACATCTTTCATATCTTGCTGAACGAGCAGGCTTGTAAAAAATAGAGTTATCTGCATTTGTTTGAAATACTGATTCTGCAATAGCAATAACATTGTCATCGTTTGGATCATCAAGTGGTGAAGAATAAGAGGGGATTGCAGTTGCAGCCGATGCTGTATGATGTTGCCAGTTTTCTGCAGTTGTAAAAGCAAAAACTGTTTTACTGTCATATGCTCCAGCAGAAGGGTTAGATCCTGCTGAGTATAGACCAACCTCTGTAATCTCATATCTTTCTTCTGTTGGTAGTTCTGCAGTTAAAACAATTTTATTAACACCATTTTCATTAACAAACCCTCTGGATGAAACTGGTATTCTAAACATTTCAAAATCAAGGGCTTCCTTTGTGGCAAAATTACCAGGGGTATCTTCAAGGTCAAGTGGGGTAGGACCACAGCCAACCGCTATAAAAGAAGCATAGGCAGGAGCCTGTCCAAGCATATATTTTCCTATAATGCCTTTACCAGTGTTAGTTATCATGACGTGATTTCTCCAAATTCCGCTTCATATATTGTACCACTTACCGTAATTTCTATCTCAATCTGCTCATCTTGTTCGACATTTACAGCCTCAATTACTAGGTTTCCGTTTGTAGAGTCAATATATATGTGATTTCCATTAGGACCAGTACCCACTTTTGGTATCTTATTTTCAAGTTTAATAGGAAAATTAGCAAAATATTTATCAGATGTAGCCTGAACACTAAGTATGTTATTAGGATTATATTGTTGTTGAATAGATGAAAGGTTTTTAATAGGCTGATAAGAAACTTGTTGACCATTTATAATATCATTACGAGCAATATTAATTAACTCTTGTCCACCAATATTTTCAAATATAAGATCAGTCATTACCTCAATTGGTAATTCATCGTCATTAAATAAAACTGTATCAATTGGTGCTGTTTTTACTGGAGGAGGTGGCGGAAGTGCAGCCGCAACGGACGCAGTGGTTATATCCGCTGGAGTAATTGGAGTTGGGCTTACATATCCACCCCAAGAAGAATCTGAAGATGATGAGGAAGATGATGAGGAAGATGAAGATGATGAGGAAGACGAAGATGATGAGGAAGACGAAGAAGAGGAAGAGGAGTCTTCTTCTACAGTTGATGGAACAATTGGTGGTTGTTGGACAGGTTTAGGTACCTCTACCACTGGTGTTGTAGATTTTGTAGGAGTAGACACTTTAGGTGGAATCTTTACAGTTGTTCCAGCAAATATGGTATTGCCGCCTTTATATTTTGCATCTTCTGTAAATTTTGGATTAGCAGCAAGAATTGCTTTAACTGTTGTATTGTTTTCTTTTGCAATAGATGAAAGAGTGTCGCCTCTCTCAACAGTTACTTTAATTGGAGCAGTTGAACCTGCTTGACCAAAAGGAGTGCCTGCACTTTGTGTTGGAATTCCAGCAGCCTTAGCCGCAGCAATGGCTCTGGTAAATCCTCCATCATCATAAGCGCCCATATTATACCTCACTCAAATATGTTGTCATACTTGGTCCATCAGTTCCTCTAGAATATTCAATATTATATACTACGAACCTACTTGTATCAGAAGAAACAAGGTCAAGACCAGCAGAATCTTTATAGTTAAGTGTAACTATATCTCCAAGTTGTAAAGTTGGAATAGAGAACATATTAACACCAACAGATTTTTTAGGATGCATGACCTTATTAATAATCCAACCCATTAAAGCATTAGCATCATCATCTGTCTGAACATATATACTGTCGATTGTAAAATCATTCTTTCCATAAATAATTCTGCTTTGTCTAATTTCATCATATTTAGCCTTTTCAACTAAAGGAGAAAATGCTAAGGTGCTACCTACAAACTCTGGGTCTGATAAGTTTCCACGCTTTTTGAAATATTCATCTACAGTTAATTCATGAGTAGTGTCTTGTGTAAATGTTATACCCTGAATTCGTAAAAAGTTACCAGTAGTTTCGTCAAGGCTTAAGGCTTTATCTGTAGCATTAAATATTAAAAACTCTGCTCCATAGGAGTCTGCTTTAAATCCAGAGGTCGTGTAGCCTTTAATTCGATTAAAAGTTGGAGATAGTTGTGCATATAGTGCTGGGTATGCACGATCATATTTAACATCAAAGTATGCACACTCACGCATAATAGATCCAAATTCTTCAAAATACATATTGTACTTAGGTGGCTCCTGTGCACTAATACCAGATAGGTATGTTGATTGAATAATACCACTCATTGCATATTTTCTAAATGATTCGTTTGCATTAATTTTGCCATCTGAAAGAGCAGAAGATAATGTTTCTCCAACTGTAAATACGCTATTTTGAGAATAGTTTTCTGAAAGTGCATAAATGTTTTCAAACATAACTCTTGATGATCCACGAGTAAACAAAGCCATATTGTTATAAATTGGAAGTGGATCTGTATCGTCTACAACCTTAATAAGTTTGTTATTAATGTATAGATAGAACCTTCTAGTTTTTCCAATATCTTGATACTCTACCGATAAGTCATATACGGTTGGATTGTCCTCTCCAGACATTCTATATTGTCCAGTAAATCTTCCATCGTCTACAAGTATCTTTGAAAGACCACCCCAAAGTTTAATTGGTATTGCATTATTATTTGAAGAATCTTTTTTAACCTTATAAAATACAATATTATTAATAGATTTTTCAGCCTCACCCTTTGTATTTAACTTTAGATAAGAGTTAATATTGTCTTCAGTTAGTGCAATAATTTCAAAATAATATCCATTGTTTGTTTCTGGATTAAGCAATACTGCTAAGCCACCTGAACCCCCACCAATATTAACATTCTGATCTGGCTGTGTTCCAGAAGCCTGATAGTAAGTTGTACTACCTATTGGTGTTTGTGTTCTACTTGTATTATTTTCTATTTTACCAATAATTCTAACCCTTGTGCCAAAATGTTTATACGCATTATTTAATGACTTGTATACATAAGAAACAAAGTTGAGTGGCGTATCTGTAGTTTTAAATGATGGACCATTCATAACTAATGCTGATGACTGAATAGTTCCAGTTTCAGTGCTTTTTAAATTATTTACCTGCGTCTCTGTTAAATAATTATTTGACATAAAGTTTTTTATAATACCATTACGAGTTGTTTGTCTGGCAAGAACATTGTCAACACCTGCTGCGCCAAGCGTAGTTGATGGATAGGTAACATCTTCATCTAACTGCGTTGTAAACATGTATCCCGCTTGCATATTACATCCACGAACATAGTCATTATTAGACCAGTAGTTGCTAATGCCTGCTGTATGCTCAACTATCGTTGTTCCAAATTGACCACGACCATGGTCTACTACCGCACCATTTTGTAGTCTTGTTATGCCATCGACGGTTTCATAGTATGGTGTTGTATATATTCTTATTAGTCCCGTTGGATAAATTTTTCCATTGAATGGTATTGATGCAAAATATCTTTGGTACTCTTGGTTACTGCTAATCCAGACATTGCCTACCCCAGTTATACTAAACTCTGCGGCATCATACTTTATTACTTCGCCATTTGAATATAGATACCCATTGTATCTTGTTAGCCAATATATATTTTCTCCAAGATCAATCACATTATTTGTTATAGCATGATTTACTACTGTTGGTGCTACCGCAGGAATAATAGAATTTAGTGGCATTGCTCCTAAAACATATGCTCCTTGCTTAGATGCAATTTCATTTATTGTTTTAGTATTTTCAGTTCCAGATACTTCCCAAAGCAAAGATGGTTTATATATCCAAGTCTTATTTTGATCAACCATACTGGACTGTCTAATGCTTCCATATGATCTTTGAATATATCTAGTTGTATAATTTATCTTTCCATCATTATAAATCTTTTTATCTTTTGATGCAATAGATATTATATTAGGAAGATTTCCAGATGTAGAATTTTCAATAACGCCAGTATCTGTTTGATTATTTGATCCAGACAGAATAAAGTCTGTTGCTCTCTGATCTACCGTTGGCATTAAATAATCTTTACTCATAACTACAAAATTATTGTATT